TCTTAAACGTTTGTTTTACCAGAACGTTCGCTCTCTTTTCATAAGTTTTCATAGCTTTAAGGAGCAAGTAAGGGACAAAATCCCATTTAAGCGGGGTAGGGCAAGGGACAAGTTGTTTTGTCCCCTGTCTAAAAAGTTATTTCTGCCCCAGTTTTATCTCAAGCACTTGCGCCACTCTAGCTTTACTTGACGCAAAAATATGGCTGTATAAATCTTGAGTAATGCCGACTGTCGAGTGTCCTAGCTGGTCTGAAATCAATTTCGCCGGTATATCGCTGTTAATCAATAGGCTGGCATTTGTATGCCGTAAAGAGTGAATATGCACTCCATCAGGCAAGCCAATATTATTAGCAAATATTTTGAACTTTCTATTAAGATATAACTCGCTGAAATATATCCCCCTGCTTGACGTAAATACTAAACCGGAATCATTCCAATTCATAGCGATTCGTCTTTCGTCATGCCATGTTTTATATTCCAATAATAAGCTGACAATCGTTTTTGGAATCTTCACATAGCGTACACTTGAGTCAGTTTTAGCTGATTGCAGATTCCAATTTTTATCTTCCTCATTATAGGCAAGCGTATTTTGAATATATATTATACCATTTTCTATATCGATATCTGGCCAACACAATCCAAGCAACTCACCGGCCCGCATGCCTGTATATATTAATAAGGTAATCATAACCTTAAATTGAAGGTCTTTTTGGCAATCAAGAGCGTTAAGCAGCATTAAAGCCTGTTGCTCATCAAGAAATGATTCTGCTGTTTTTTTGGTTCTTGGAGTTTTAGCATATGTACATGGGTTCCGATGCATAATCTCATTACGGACAGCTTCTGAAAAAATCGCAGAAATAATGTTCTTAATTCTTTTTACTGTCGCGGCGCTTAACTCTTGATTACTTGAAAGCTCAAATAAACTCTTAAAGGGCTTATTCAAATAAGCGGCTATCTTTTTGGCATATGCCTCGCTTACATTATTTCCTTCACATATTCGTTTTAAAGTCACTGGTATCATACCGCAATTTACTATAATTGCTTTTTGCTTATCTTTATCAATTTTCTGTCCGTCGGCAAGTTTATAGACTTGCTTTAATCGTCCGGTTTTTCTTAAATTGCTAAACATTATGGTAAGCATAGATGGAGTGATATTTTTGAGCTGTACCCGCCCCAATGTCGGTAAAATATAATTCTTTAGACAACGCCGGTTGACGGGTATAACACTAGACTTTAACACTATCGGTGCAATCATTTCATAATACCATTCGACAAGCTCTGCAAATGTTTGGTTCTCATCAAGAGATATTTTATTTTCTAATTCATTTTTCCATAATACCCATTGCTCATTTGCAAGTTTTTCAGCCTTAGCGTCGGTAACGCCTTCAGGCGGGTAATATGTAGTATGCTTCATTATCTGTTTACCGTTTCCGTCATAACCCATTGAAACTGTTAAAGTAAATGATTTACCACGTTTTTTTACTTTTTTCAAAATTCTTCACTTCCTTATAATTGCGGCCACGGGTTACCTCTCAAGTTATGGCTATTCGGCTTTATCTAATAAATCCTTAGGCTCACAGTCCAGCGCCCACGAAAGTTTCAGGGCCGTGTCAAGCCATATATGCCTGACGTCTATCTTTCCCTTCTCAATCTGATGGATTTTCATATAATTGACGCCGCTTACTGCGGCTAGGCCTTGAAGCGTAAAACCCGCTTCTTTTCTTTTAGATTTCAAACTCACTGTTTAGTCCTCCTCAAATATTTCCTTGATTTTCTTGACTACATCACTATCTTTTTTAAGACCGGCATGATAGCCGGCAACAAACATCCATGAAAATAATGTGATGATATCTTCACGCTGTTCCATTGTCATATCAAAGTAAGAAAAATAACATAGTACGTAAAAAATCGTTTCACAATAGTCGGACGCTTTTAAGTTCAATTGAATTCTCCTTTTAACTATTCTAAAGTTCATTACCAACAGATAAAGCCGGCAATATTACGCCGGCTGTTGTTTTATTTCAAACTGCTCATTGCAATCACCGCAGATTATATTCAATTCTTTTGTACTCTTAACCGTTTGGCCGCAAACTGGGCAAACGTAAGTATTTGATTTGTTTCGCGGCGCAGGTGGCGCTTTAGGTTTGTCCGGCTTAGCCATTGCGAGCCTCGCGAATTTTATGTCTGTATCGAACCCGATGGCTTTAAGCTTTTCGATTAACGCTTCGGTCGGCTCTGTTGTCGAGTAGCCGTTATCACGTCTGTATGACAGGTTTAAATCTCGGATCGTGCCTTGCTTCAAGAAATTTTTATTATGGTAGCGGCCATTCTGACAAGTATCGTCAATACCGGCTTCAAGACAGAACAAGTGGACAGATTCATGAACCATTGTAGCGGCAACATTCGCAGCAGGCCTATTGAGGTATTCGGCGCCAATGTTTATCTCGTAGCGGCTGTCTTTATCTGATACCCAAATCTTTCTGGTGCTGCAATGCCCGTAGGTCTGCGGCGCCGACTGAACAGTGATTATGGGCTTCGGCAGTTTGCCGTCAAAATAGATTTCATTAAGCTTATCGAATAGGTTTTCCAGCCTGTCGTTAACCTCTGACATTTCAGAAGCTTCAATGTCAACCTCAAACCGCAATCCGGGATATACGTCTTGCAGTCTCTTTAATTCATCTTTCGGGTTGTCCATCATCGGACCAGGCAGCGGGTTTTCGGCGCGTATGCCTTCTTTTGATATGAAATAAACACGGAAACTTTTCATTTAGTACCCCCCTAGATTTAAGCGACGGGCTTGTGACCGCCTTGCCGCATTACCAGGCCTTACGGCCTGTCACTCTGCGTTTTAATTATGAATCATCACGGCTTTTATAGCGCTGTTTACCATTTCTAACTCATCAGCGATGTCATTTAAGTCATCAAAATCTTCAATGTCTTTAATTTTAATTCCGTCTTTATATACCGACCATGTTTCTTTACATAAGTCTTGAAACGCGTAATAATAACTTGCGTCATCATATGGCCTTGATTTACATATTTTATTTCCGCTTATCTGGTATCCGTGATTTAGTTTTTTCATTTAAATACCCCCTTTTGTTACGAATGTTTGTTTGCCTTACGTTATATATATCGGCACATTTGATCCCAAAGCTTAACATTTTTGATAAGTTTTCCCTGCCAGATTCGGCGATTATAGGTAATCCGCAACCCTGCTCGGTTTCGTATATAAATCGCGTTCGATAAAGCCAATTGATTCAAGTTCTGATAATAGAAGGTAGCCCCATTCCCATTCTGTAAAATGGCAATAACCGAATAACATCCAGTCGCCGTCTTCTTGCTCTTCGCCTTCGGTAATTAGCCAAGTGCCAGCGCCGCGTGGATTGAAATACTTGACGATTACGTGTGCGTCTAAATCTTTGTCGTCTTGTGAATAAAGCGGCGGCAGTCTTCGCGTGATATCAGCAGTCATGAGTTTCATAAACGTTTGTCTCCTCTCGAATTTTTGTTTGCTTGATGATTCTATTTTATCGTGTATAGTAAAATCCGCGAGCAGCTTAATATTTACCGTTTACGCTATTAATTGTAATTTTAGTAAAAAATGGGGTCACATGTCGATATGTGACCACTTGTTCATATGATTTAAATTTTAAATTGGGCTGCTATTCAACAGCCCAATTAATCTTGCTTTTTGTACTATCAACATCATTTGAATGGGTGATTCCCGATTATGTAGAGCTTGCTGTTATTGTTTCCCATTTCCCCATGACCCCTGTGATGACTTTTGCTAGATAAATCATGTTAGTGGACGTCATAAGGTTAGAACACATCAGAAATCCGCTGACCGGAAATGTATTGCTTCTAAACCATAACACCCCGAAAACATAGTTCAACGTTGAGGGCATACCCGAAATAGGTCCGCTGGAAATGATATAGTAACCAGACGGTTGTGTGAAAATATCAGTAATGTTGGTTGACCCGGCAGGTAAGCTGGCTTGGATTTTCATGGCGTCAACAATACCATAACCAGACAAAGTATTCGGCGTATTTGTTATCTGCGGCCAAGACACTTCTGTTTGTAAACTGGCTAAAATGTCCTCTCTGCTCATGCCATCCAGTAATTCAGCATTTAGATTTTCCTGCAATGTCCCATCTTTAACAGCCATGTTTGAGGTCGCATTATTAACATATTCGATTGTCGCGAACGTCCCGGTATCCAAGCCGTTTAGTATTTCTTGCGCTTGCCTGACTAATTCTTCAACGTCTGCCGCGGCTTGATTTGCCCTATCAATCGCCGGGGCTATCTGTTCCCGTAACTCGTCCATAGCTAGTTCTGTTATATTTTCAGCATTCGCCAATACGCCCTCTATAAGCGAATAAATTTGACGTACTTCAATAAGGACGCGTTCAATTGCCGAAACGTATGTATTACTAATTAAGTCTTCGTTAAGCAAATCAGAAATTATCATAAAACTGAAATGTAAAGACGATGTTATCGTATCATCCGTATAAAGATTTACATAACCGATTACCGCTCCAATAACTTCAGATATTTCCGGCCTTAAGGCATACGTTAAGCCATTTGAATTTAAAATAGCGTCATCCACAACATTACTCTTATCGGGTTTCAAGAACACCAGCTCGGCATTGCTATATTGTGAGTAATCAATTTCAGTATCTTCTTTATATATTCTTATGTTAAAAGTAACACTCTGCTTATTTGCTTTGTTAAGTACAATATTTGTACGCTGTAAAGACGGCTTTTCTAAATCAAGCCTTATTAAGAAATTCACGACAGCCGCCACCCCCCAGTAATTATTCCGTCTATAAGCTGTATCCTGTCCCCGATTGCGGGAGTATAATGTTTCATTCTCGGGTATGTTTTCATGCTTGGCAGGCTGTCACCGATAAATTGAATAATAGGCTCACCCTGTATTGTCAACTGAATAACGCTTGCATATTGTATATTAATCTTCAAACCATTTGATTTTTGCTGCTCGTTAAGCCAATACTCGTTAACCGTAGCGATACTCATAAACTGACGACCTTTCTGGCGCCGTGGTTCATTACCCCATCAAAGCGCAAATCCATATCCCAAGTTGTTTCCGTATACAATTGGGGAGAATCAAAACCAGGAAAATCGCAGTACAAAGTTTCCGCACCTCCATGCGTTGGCATTAAAGCTGAATCAAAAGATAGATGGCTGTATGTAGACATTGCATTCAAAGCAATCCGCCTTGTATATGAATCCAGCGTTACTTGACTTGCGATGTTTTCAATCTCATCAAAATTCACAATTTGACGGCCGCGGTTAAAAACCGATACGGGGGAGGACGGATTGTTATTTATTACGGTTGCGACATACTCTGTTGCCATGTCAAGGTTCCTGGCGACTCTGACGAAAACGTTCGGCTGGCCCGCAATATCCAATGAATCCTTTAATTGCGGCATTACTATAGAATCCCTGTCGGCAATATAACGCATAGTTATATCCCTTTGGGCTGGTTCTATATATGGGCCTGAATAAAAAAAACCTATTTCATCAACAGCAATCGATGTATAGTTAATCTCTCCGAGTAACGCATTTACTGCTTCTTTTACTTTTGTGCCGATTGCCATTTCCCTATCAGCCAGAAAAACGCTGCTTGTGGGCTGTATGTTAATCTTCGTAATACCCGACATAGTTAGCATTTTTGTTATTGCGCCAACATAGTTGGTACCCGCCGATATAAAATGCCTGTTAATAAAGCGGTCAGCTTCTATAATCAATGTCTTATCATAAGCGCCTATATCGCGGAGTATATAGCTTCCTTCAATCTGCCTTTCGGGGGATTCTAAGAAGAAAATACCTAAAGGCCATTCTACCGTCCCGCCCTGCGGCATGTGCAGTATAAACCATGGCTGAATCTGTTCCGTCAAGTAGTTAATATTTCGTTGAAGATACTCATTAAGCCTGAATGTCGCCGAACGCTTAATTATATTAAACTCGCCATAAGATATTTTTGCGCTTTCAATCCCATCAAGTTCGCCTTGCTTAATATCATTGCGGTCAAGTAAATCGTATCTAAAACTCACCTGTCTGGATTTATTCATAAAGCGTAATGCATTGTCAATCTGCTCAGAAGTATAGTTGTTTGGGTTAACGAAAAACATTACAGCGGGACCTCCTCGCTGTAGTCCACTTGCCTTACTGCAAAAGACGCGATAGTGCCGCCTAGTTTGGGAATATCCGTGATAGCGCCGTCAATCTGCCCGAAAATCGTACCAAACTGCTTGTCTCGAAAAACTAGCGCCTCACCAGATTCGCTATATGCTTCAAGCAAATCCCTTTCGTCAGGTTTACAAAAGAAGCTGTATGATAAAGACTTTATTGTAAAATTACCTAGCTGTATAACTGGATTCACACGCCCGATGAAGTCTGTAAATGTTTTCTCTATGCTATGGCTGCGTTCTTTTGTAGGATGATCATCAATCTGACGCAGGAGCTTTAACATATTGCTTTTACTGCTTTCTCGGGCAACCGTAGTATACGGAAATTTTGTATAGAATTTTGCCTTATTGCTGTCGGCAAAACTGAAATCGGGATTAACGGCGCGCAGAAAATAAACATATTCTTTATAAGGGGCCGCCGTATAATCGTCATATGTATTTGATTCAGTTTTAGCAATCCTTTTGAAATCACCCCTGCCTGATTCTGCACGATGTATATAGACCGTTAACCCGGTTGGATTATCAAAATAAAGCCTTGCGAAAAGCGAATGGCTACTCGGTATATCAAGAGTTAACGGCTGCGGCGCTACTGTGCTAATTGTAAACTGATAGCTGACCCATGCTGAGTTAAAGCCGTATTGATTAGCGATCCTTAACCTGACTTCATAATCGCCATTTGCAAAAAACTCATTAACCCTAAAAGTCATGCCTATAAGCGGCTGATTGCCCGTTTTATATATAACTGCGCCTTCTTGCAGAAACTCCATTTCGAAACTTACTGCGTTTGCGGTAGTGAACGCTACCTGCGGCCTATTGCTATTAGTAACCCCCAGGATAGCCGGCGCTGGTGGTCCGCCTATTGAGAAAAACAGCCCAATAGCAGACCAAGGGCCGGCGTCGCCAAGTTGGCCATAGGCCATAACTTGCCACTCAACGTCATGCTGCCCGATTATCGGATCTGTTAAAACGCTTAACTGCCCTGTATTACTTATATTAATCCAAGCATCACTGTCAATTCTGTATCTAACGTCAAACCCTGATGGGATACTGTCGTATACGCTGTTGTATACGAATTCAAGCAATACGCCGTTTTCAGCGTTAACTGACAGATTAAGCGGAAATACTAAAGTCGGCTGAAGCGGCGGCCAGGCTGTTAATGTAAAAGTTACATGACTAGACCATTCGCCCCAGTCGTTATATTGCGTTTGGGTACGTACGTGATAACTGACATTTGTATAAGTGGTTAGCGTATTTGCCGGCAGCGTATAGGTGTTACCAGTCCCATTTATTATTGGTGAAGTAATTATCGCGCCGTCTTGTGATATTTCTATTTGAGACGCTGTTTGCGGATCTGGCGCAAGTAAACCAGGATTCGGGTTATGCTGCCATGCAAAAACGATATTACCGCGTGGATTCTGCGGCACTATTGGTAATAACCCTGTGGGACCTAACGCGGGCAAGGGGTTTGCTGTTACTTCAAGCCAAGCATCGGTGTCTGTCACATAACCAGTTGTCGGGTTGATCCAATCAAACCATGTTCCAATATAACCGGAAACAGAATTTGCCATGTTAAAGATAGGCGTTATATCTGTGCTGATAGTACCGCTTGCAGTATCATTCGAAACTCTTATATTACCTGGAAATACGTTTATACTTGAAATATTCGGAAGTGGCTGGGGTACGCTGGCATTATCCGACGCGAATGTCGATATAGAATAATTAACGCCAGCAGTTTCAGGGGTTGGTCTATTCCGTTTCAACAAAACATTCATTACTGATGACCTTAAGAGGACGCTTGCGTCAAACATTATATAAGCAGTATAGGTATACCATACGCCATTTAGCCCATAAATACGGCCGTATCTGATACCTGGATAAAGATTCTGTCTCTCATCAGCGTAATACGCCTCTGCTTTTGGAATATTGTAAACAGCCATACTACACCCCTTGATAAACTATCTTGTTATGACTGAAATTCTCAAATATTTGTTTAAGTTTATAAACCTCGTCAACCTTGTCCATCTGAACCTGTAAAATAAAAGTATTTCCGCTTTGTCCTTGGGCAGTTTTCATACCGATATTATCATGGCCGCCATAACCAGAACGGTTATAATTGTCTGTAAAAACATTTGGCGTATCAAAATCAGTCGGTATGCTATCGGCAATAGCCTTTGAAACGCTATCCATTTCATTGGTAAAGCCATCGCCAAGCCCCTGAGCCATAAAACTGCCTATTGCGGCAAAAATTCTTGACGGGCTGGATATTCCGAATTTTAACTTGACCCAGTTAACAATATCAGCGGTAAACCCGCTTATTTTATCAAGTATCCATTGCTTGACGTCAGCTATCCCTTGCCATAAACCGCGGATAAGGTCACCGCCTGCCGTAACCATCGCACTGACCATATTATGAAAATAATCCTTTATTGAATTTCCTATATCATCAAGCGCCCGGCCTATAGTTATCAGTATTTCAGGCAGTTTTTCAATAAGGCTTTCAAATAAGTCTTTACCCATGCTTATAATATCCGGTATCCGTTCAGTAAACGCGTTCAATACTGAGGTAACAATCTCAGGTATAGCTTTCAATATCGTTGAGATAATAGTCGGTAACGCCTCGACCAACGCGATAAAAAGTTTAATGCCGGCTTCAATCAATAACGGGGTAAGCGTTATCAAAGCGGAAATAATCGCGTCGATTATATCCGGCAAAGCCTCAACAATTGCATTGATTATTTCCGGTAGGTTTTCAACCAGCGCGGTCAACAACTGAATACCTGCGTCTATAATTGCCGGTATAGATTCTATTAAAAAGTTTACTATCGCGTTTATAATTTCGGGTAAAGCTTTAACTATAACTGGAATAGCGCTTATTAAACCCTGAACCAGACCTTTAATTAAAGCCAGCGCGCCGTCAACCAATTTCGGGGCGTTATCCGTAAATGCCTTAACTATTCCGAGTACGGCCTGTATAACAACAGGTATCAAGGTTGGCAAAGCTTTTCCAAACCCAGCCGCTAAAATACTTACCATTTGCATAGCCGCGTTAGCTAACGCAGGTAATGCTTGAATAATGCCATTTAATACACCCATTAATAATTGGGCCCCAGCGTCCATAAGCATTGGCAGTAATTCAATAATAGCCGGTATAATAGCGTCAATAATACTGTTAAGGCCCTCGATAATAATATCTATGTTATCGGTTACGCCTGTTACAACACCGGTGATTATTTGTATTCCAAGCTCAAAAAATTGAGGTAAAAAGTCATTTATTACATTTACAGCATCTTTGAATACGCCTTTAAAGGCCTTTGAAAAATCTTCAACCGAACCGCTGCCTTTCAAAACACCGGTAAATGCATCTGATAATGAAGAAATTGCGGGAAGCATTTGCCCGGCGATTTGCGCCTTGAAATCGTTGGCCATCGCCCCGACGGTTGTTTTTGTTCTATCCAGAACAGTATTAAGGCTTGACATCTTGCCGGCATCTGTCTGGGCTAAAGCCTCGTTCATTCCGCCAACGGATTCACTGACAACATCAGCAAGCACAGCGGCGCGTTCCGATTCATCCCCGAATGTTAATATTTTAGCCTGCGCATCAGTAAAGGTATAACCATAACGGGATAGGGCGCCTACCTGACCATTCATAACCTTGCCCAGCATAGTCGCAATGCCCGCGGCGCTTTCTTGTGACGCGTTAACCCCATATTGCTGAGCAACCATGTCATTCATAACAGGGATTAAAGCTTCAAGCGATTCTTTCTTTTCCAAGTATGTACCAAGTTCCTGAGCGCCCGCGATTTGCGTTGATGAAGATACAACCCCAAGGTTTTCCTGCGCTTTTGTTAATTCCACTATGCTTTGAATCTGGTCGTCAGTCGCACTCATGGTATTCCGCATAACCTGTGTTAATTTCGTTTGATTTTCAGCGGCAGAGGTTGCCATATCAGAACCTTCATTAATATAGTTAGAAACAGCAGAACCTATTGCTTTTATTCCGTCAACGATAGCTTTTAACCCAGCTTTTATCGCGTCCGCCGTTAACGTTGCTTTTAATACATCACCGAATACGGATGTTTTTTTTCCGGTATCTTCGGCGCTCTTTCCCACGTTTTGTAATTCGCCGTCAGTCTTTTTAAGTTCATTTTCAGTATTTTGTAACGCGGTCTTACTGTCATTCAACTTGGTTTCCATTGCCGCTATTTGGCTTGTTGACGCGGTTCCGCTTGCCTTTAACGCGTCCAGCGCTTTTTGATTCTGCTCAACGGCCTTTACCTGCTCCTGATATTGCTTTTGAAGAGTGTTTTGTTTCGCTGTAAGGGCTTCTATAGAACCGGCATTATCTTTATATGACGCCGTAGTCAGCTTCATTTCCGAACCTATCAGCTTCAAATTAGCGGCTATTTCCTGACAAGCGGCTCGATATTCAGCCTCCCCATCAAACCCTATGACGGTAGTTACCCGTCGAGCCATATAATCACGCCCCAAAAATATCGTCTATTGTCTGTTCCGGTATGTCCTGTTTAAATCGCTCCGGATGGAAGCTTTTATGAATCCGCCATAAAGTATTTAACTGATAAACCGTCATCTTCCAAACATCGGCCTTATTAAAACCCAGTTCAGTACAGCCGATATATAAAAAATTGGGAATAACCTTAACGGCTATCCCCGTACCGCGTTTTTTTCGGTTTCGTCGTTGTCAGCCTCAATATCCGCATCAATATCCGTATCGCCTTTTACAGCTATTGAAAAAGCACGATATATGGAATCTTGTACTTCTTTCAGATTACCTATATGTATAAACTTTCCGACTTGCGTTTCAGTTAACGGTTCCTCCCCATCTTCCGCGCCTTCGTTTATCAACAGGGTTAGCAGCCATCTAAGCCGTTTAAATATATCTTTGCCCTGCAAATATTCGCCAAGGTTATCATAACCTCCAGCTTTATCGTTTAATTCGTCCAGAATGTTCAGGCTGAAAAGCATATGCCGCTTTCTATCTAAAACTACTGGATAACGGCCGTCTTTAAACGCTGACATTGATTACACCTCCGTGGGGACAGGTACGGCGTTAAACCATTGTGCCGCTTTTACGTCAGATTCGTCGCCTACATACTGGGCCCTCCAGTTATTATCAAGTTTCCTTGTGATAAAATCAGCTTCTAACGACGGCGTATGGAAATTAATTGCCGAACCTTTTGTTTCATACGATTCGGACGGGACTTTGAAACGGGCCTTTAATAGCCAAACATATAAAAACTGGCCTGACGGCTTTTTAGCCCGAAACCCTATAGCGCCATATGGCGGGGAATCTTCAGAACCGGCGTATAAAATGCCGTCAGCGCCTATAGTTTGCCCTAAAACAAGGGCCTGGTTTTCAGGCGTTAGGTCATTTGCGCCGACTGTGACCGTACCGCTGACAAATTGGCTAACTGTTTCGTCAACAGCGTCGTCAGCGAATAATTGCGCGTCTGCTGTCGTTACCGCCAGATTAGCAGTAATCGCTTTCGCCAATCTTACAGGCGCAGCGTAAGTCTCCAGTCCGGTTGTTTCATCTTCTGTTATCTGGCTAAAAAATAAGTCTTTTAATCCTATAGTCGCGATATGTCTTCATCCTCCCCAATTTTCATTTACTGAAACGTTTATAGTTATCTGATAAAAATCAATCTCAGGGTCATATAATTCAGGACCTAGAAATTGAATTTTTACCCTCTCTGTGTTTAACGCCTCAATTGTCTGCCGCAGAATATTTGTATAATCGATTTTACTGAAAAGCATAACCGCATAGTTTACTTCTATATACTCCAAATAATCATCATTGTAAAAAGGGGCGCCGCCAGTTATCGCATATATAAAATACTGTTCTGGAATCTCCGTTTTGCTTGCAAACTTCGCAGCAATCCTGTTTACCGGCAGCCCTATTTGGGATAAGGCGTCAAATAATACTTTATCCGCCTGCATTATCGGCCTCCCATATCGAAAGCATTGCATTATATACGGAACCTTCAGCGGACTGCTGTGCGCCGGTTATAAACGGCCTTGCCGCCCGTTTTCCCCGGCCGCTTTTTATTCCGTAATTATTTATCGCCGCTAACGCCATGTTTCGGATTCTGCCGTTATTCTGGCCGTTAAATCCGATTATTACGGCCGGCTTTAATCCTCCGACTTGTTTATACACGCCTATGCTTCCCAGTAAAGCGCCCGTACTGATAACCCCATATGACGAAACGGCTGATTGTAAAGCCCCAATCATAACGCCAGTACCGGCTTCAAGCATTTTGGGTATCAGCGCCGCAACCCTTTCAGGCTCATTTAGGATAGCCTTTTCAACTTCCTCAAGCCCCGTTGACTGAAACATTAGTGCTCACCCGATTCTTTTCATCAGCAAGCGTTAAGGTTGTAAACTCGCCGTTATTGGATATTTCCGACCGTGTTATTGTGTAACGCTTGTCTTTGACTTCCGCTAAACGCTCGCCTTGATAATCAGGGGTCCTGACAGTCGCCCGCATAGATATAACTATGCCGGCTTGTAGCGCGGTATAGAAATCACTTGACCACGTTCCGGAAATATTGCAGTATATAGCCCTTGGAGTTTCGTCATATTCTGGTTCAAACCCTGTTCCTGTAGAACCCTTGGGCGTTTGTTTTATTAGCGTTATTGTATCTGACCATCTCATATATCAACGCCGGCCTCAATTAAGGCTAACTGTGATTTTATGGCCGCATAAGATTCACCATACTTTTCGCTGTCTTCGGAAAACCCAAAGTGTGCTTTAGCGTATATGACTACCGCCCTGCGGATAAGTGGGGCAAGCGGGTTATATATGACGCCGGCGCTTGTCAAGTCTGCTTTCGCCGCCGCGATAATATCCATTATCTCCGCGTCGAAATCTACTGACACAATACGCAGTGCAAGTTTAACAGCGTCAAATAATTCATCCACTTGCTCACACCTCCAGTTATGTATATTTAAGCGGCTTGAATAACAACCAGGCTGTTAACGTCAACTGGCTTACCGTCAGCAAGCATAATCGCCCTTGTAATAATGTCATCTGTGCGGTCATCCTCAGATGTTTTGACAGTAATATTCATGTTGGTGTTTAAGATATAATCAGAGAAGTTATATAAAAACGCGACATTCCCGGTGTTTGGAACTTGGTCGGATATTACGACGTTTCTGCCAAGCAAAGTCCTTTCCGGCGACCTGCCTATACCGAAATTCACACGGGCAATAGGCTGCCCGATAGAATCAACCATACCGGCAAAACGCATAAACGTTTTTTTGCTCATACAATAAATAGCGCCATTTTCGTACGCTTGAGGCAGCGCCGCTTCCGCGTCAATTAAAAGCTGATAATCAAAATCCGTTGCGGTTATTACCTGCCCGTCAGGCGGCGTCTGTGTAAGGATACCCGTAGGCTGACCTGTGCCCGTTCCGCTGATAATAGCGGTTTCTAAGGCTTTGGTCATGGCGTTGGATATCCCATTAACCAAAAATGTTTCAAACATAGGCAAGGTCACAACGCTTGTTTCTAACGTAACCGAAACCGGGCAGCGCAGTTTATACCAGCCAAACAAAATGCTGTTAGGCACGGCGACTTTTTGAGGTTCCTGTGCTGCGCCTTCGGCAATCCACGACGCTACCGGCTTAACCGTAGCTACCGGTATAGATAAACCGCCTTGATACGCAGTACGGGTTATAAGCGGCAGGATGTTCCCGATAACTTCCATCTTTTCAACTATGCGGTTCATTATCGTTGTCGGGATAACAGCGCCGACATCAGTCGTCATTGTCGCCTCACGGAACTCGCCGGGCATGGCCTTACGCTTTATAACGTAATCCATAAATGTTTTCCTGTATTCAATTGAATCAGTCATGTCCGCTGTTTCCTGTGTGCGTCTCTCAAAGCTGGACACACTTGCCCCGGCGCCTTTTGCGATGTTTCCTAAAAGCGCGGCTCTCTTTTCCTGCTTCTCAATAAGTTTGTTTCTTTCCTCCGTCAACGAATTAACTTCCGTTTCCAAAGCGTCAATATCAGCTTCAACACCGGTGTTTAACTGCTCATTGATAGCGGCCATACGCGTTTCAATTTCCTGTAACCTGCTCACTTAATAACCTCCTGTAATTTTAGCTTTAAGCGTAATTTCCTGCTTTTTTCATCAAGTGTTTGCCTGCAGCGTTTTGCTATTATCTCTGTATCCGGATTCGCGGGGAAAGTTACCGCTGAAACGTCATACATCCTGTCTATACGCATTATTGTTCGTGTGTGTGTCGCTTTGTCGTATGATTCTTCACCGACTGTAAACATGTACGACATTTTATTTACAAGCCCGGCGGCAATAGAGTGATATAGTTCACGCCCAGCCGTTGAGCCGCTTAAATCCGCGTCAACAAATAAGCCATGTTGGTCGATAGTTATTTTTAAGCTGTCATTTGATTGCCTCGCAACTGGCAGCCCATCATGATTAATAAGCATAACTACATCATTCATAGGGGTTGAATTAAACGCCCCAGGCGATATACGTTCGTATATCTTTTCACCGTCTGAAAACTCATATAATACGTAAGGTTCATCAAAAGTTGTCGCATATCCAGAAACGTTATAGTTGTCATTCCTCCCTGCTTGGGTCGGTGTTAATATTATCTGTCTGGTTTCCATTATTCAGATCACCCCCAGTATTTGAGTATTCAAGCCGCCTGTGAAATACGTCCCCGCCATCAACCGGCGCAAGGTTCCAGATTTCCCTGGCGTCGTTTTGCGTAATAAGCCCGCGGTCAAATAACTGCGTTGAAATCCTTAACTTGCTATTATTGCTTGCGTATTGCAGCCGGTTCGCAGTAAAGTGAATTTTATTTCCGAACGCTATTTCACGGTCACTAAAAATCATATTCGTTAAAACTAAGCTCATTTGAAGGCTGAAAGGTTCAATCTTGCTTTCGTAATAGGCCGACCATTCATCTTCTGTAAACTTGTTCTGAAGAATCGCTTCATTTGTGCCAAAGTATGTATAGACATTGTTCTTTATAATCTCAACCATAGCGGGGTTAGCGATAAACGGCTTAGAATCAACTTGTTTTAAATCCGCTATTTTAGCGTCATACAGTAAAAAACCGCCTATGTTTTCATTCGTTAGGTTATCAGCCGTCAGGCGGTCACGCTCACGCTTAATATCATCATCTTTAAGCGTTTGCGCTATCCTACCGATAAAACGAATTATTGCTGATGACTTTATTCCATTGATAATGCCTTGTTGTTGTGTATGCAATAAATCAAGCGTAGTCTTTAACGGGCGATTGCTTTCACCAAAAAAGTCGTCTTTGTAATTAAACTGTGACAGCATTCCGACTTTATCAAACTCTATAGCAGCCTTTTTACCGTTCCCGAATGTGTAACGCATATAAAGCGTCCCGGCGTATTCGATAACCTCAGCGTTAACCGGCAGTATGGGATAAAAGCCGTTTAACTCACCGTAATCATCATAAAGCGGAATAATGAAGGCTGTATTATGTATCAGGAATATCGTCGCGAGCCTATAAAGAAACTTTGTAGTGTCCATATAGGGGTTAGGCTTAAATTCTAAAACCTGCCGTAAGTCAGGCCGCGCAGCCCCAGAGACTTCAGGTTTAAGCTTTGAGCAGGCCGTAGCAAAAGAGTGAATCGCCGCCCTCGTTAGCTCATACTCATATATTCCTTCAGGGGTAGTTGTGAATTGGGGTGAAAAGCCTGACAGGTTTTCAAAGAACCTGCTCACTAATACGGCTTCGCGCTGCCGGCCGAATAGCCGGTCAAATAGTCCCATTATTTATCACCCCCGTTAAGCCGCTCGTTTTCAAGTAAAACTCCGATTTCTGCATTGTATTTTTGTCTCATGCACAGCGCACAGTTTACCGCGATAAATCCATCAATGTGTGACTTCTTATCAAGCTTAATCGGCTTAAATTTTCTCGTTTCAACGCTTGACTTTAACGCGACATTTAGAAAATGTGATTTTAACAACGCATTATCAACAACTTTTAGTTTGTGGTCCTTTAACAGCGCTTCAAACTCAAGTATTACTGGCATAAGGTTATCGCCTTGACGTACGTCGTCAGTAGCAAAACCTCGATTCTTTAAGTCCTCGACCAAATACTGCGACGACCACTTGTCATAACCGATTTTTAGTAACGTAATATCGTACTCTGTGCAAACATGGGTTATATAATCGACAACATCTGAATAGTTAACGGCGTTTTCGCCGCTTGGATAAATCAAACCTTGCTGTACAAATATGTCATAAGGCACGTTATCCCTTATCGTCATATCCTCGATTCTCTCTGGCGGCATGAAAAACTTACAGAAAGCGTATATCAATCCGTATTTTTCAATTAGTATTGCGGCCGCCGTCAAATCGGTCGTAGAAGATAGGTCAATACCCGCAACCGCATATGAATCTCTAAAGTCTTCAAGTGTAATGCCTGTTATGCCGGACGAATCAACCGTTTTATAGTCAAGCCATTGTACGCTCATGGATTGCTTAACGTTGCAATACTTTGTTAAAAACTCGACTTTCTTCGATAAGGACCTGTGGGCGACGGCTATTTCTTCTTGGAAGAAGTCGGGCCATATTGACACCCCGATATTGGGATTAGCCTTTTTTATTTCCTCAATGGAATCCCACTGCGTTACATCGTCAATCGTATAGAATATAGGCAAATACCTGCGTTCTTCCGAATCGCCGTTAATTATCGAAACGCCCCGCGTCCATAGAACGTCGTACGCTCCGTCGTTTATATATCCTGCCGTGCTTATTGACAGGATTAAAGGCTGACGCCTGGCGCCTAAAGCAGACTTCATGACTTCCATTTGCAGCAAGCCTAAGTTTGCCGGCCAACTGGAAAGCTCGTCATTTATTACGAGCTGAGGGTTAAACCCGTCAGATTTACGTGCGTTAAAAGCAAGCGGCATAATCGCTGAGTTAGTAGATTCTATGTACATGTCAAGCCTGCGTTTTTTAGCCATACTCGACATATCGGAATCTTTTTCTATCATCTGCCTGAAATTATCGAAAAGTATTCTGCTCTGGTCCATCTTCGGCGCTAAGCAATAAATCTTTGCACCGTATTCGCCGTCGGCAAACGCCATATACGCGGTTATGGCGGCCGCAAGAAGCGTTTTACCGTTCTTGCGCCCGACCACAATAAACACTTCCCTGAATACTCTCCGCCCGTCTTTTTCAACAATACCGAATATGGCGGAAATAAGGGCTTTCTGCCAAAGCTCAAGTATAAGCAGGTCATTACGGCCTTCGCAGTGGCGGCAGAATGTTTCGATAAATGTAATCGCCCGGTTTGCCTTTTGAGCGTCAAATATATATGTTTCGCTTGAAATACCATCTAACAAACGTTTATAGATTTTTAATACATACTGCCCAGCCAGCGCCGCCCCACTTGTCAACGCGCCGTAATAGGCTTGTATCCAGTTTGTATCAACGTATTTCTTAGATTTGGGCAAAACCTTTGAGTTTAGCAGGTTTCGGTTTTGTGGGGCATACCGCTGATAACTGCTTAATAACCATGATATAAACCTTTTGCAGGTTCATATAAGCGTCAATCTCTGCCGACTTCTTTGTTTGCCCATTCGCGCCCATATCAGTCATACCTGCTTTATCAAGCTGAGCTTTTAGCTGCTCAAGTTTCGCCTCGATATACGCGGCGTTTTCAATTTGCTTAGAGAGTAGGGAACGTTTATTAGTTTCTATGTCTTTGAAGATGGTTGTAAGCCGCTTCAAATTTTTCTGAATCGCGGCATCCAATTCATCATCGTTGAATTCAATATCGGCAGCCATACAATCACCTCCAGACTTTTGTTTATACTTTTGCCGATTTTGGCATATCTGCGCCAACTTTGGCGTATTTATTAGCTTTTAATGAATAGTGTAGCGGATTTAAAGACACGAGCAGTTGGACAAGTATTTCAGGTGGTCTTGTCATTTTACGGGGGTACGCGTCTCATTAATTATGTCATCTCGTTCTGCTTCAGATGTTCAACTAACTCGCCGTTCTTTGTAAATTTGTATAAATATTCAGTTTTGTACTTCGTTTCGTGCTCTTTGTTATGGCAGGCATGGCATAACGCTTCAAGGTTATCGAATCCATATGCTATTTCCGGGTTACGGTAGTTCTCTAACGTTAGATAAATTCTATGGTGAACGTGATATGCCGGTTTCCCGCATCTTTCGCAAATCCGATTTTGAGATTCCATATAACTCTTTTTGCATTTCTGCCATGCCATCTCCGTATAAAATCCCGGAGGAACCGACTTCATGTTGTATCAACTCCAATAATTATGTCGTGTTTGGTATGGGTTGTAAGCAGGAAAAGTAATACGAATAGCCCTATAATCTGACGACTTTTGAATATGGGCATTCTGGCTTATCCTGGAAGTATATCGGCCTTGGCTGGTGATTTATACTGCCGAAGCCCTTATAACACGATATGGGGAGTCCTGGCGCTGTTTTAGAGTGCCCTAGCTCATCGTACATATGTACGCTTTTAAGGCTTCGATTAAGGCGTTCTGCCGCTCTTCCTTCTGAGTCAATACCTTATCCAGAATTGTTTCCTCAATCGTCCCAGCCATGACAAGATGATGAATCAATACGGTTTGGGTTTGTCCCATCCTATGAAGCCGCCTGTTAGCCTGTTGATATAACTCCAGGCTATATGTAAGGCCAAACCATATCGCTATATGCCCGCCCTGTTGCAAATTCAGGCCGTGACCTGCGCTTGCAGGGTGGGCGAGTAGTATCGGTATCTCTCCGTTATTCCACGAATTGACTGAATCTTTGGCTTTAATCTCGACCGCATGAGGATATCTGGCCAATAGCCGGTCCCGCTCATGCTTGTAGGCGTAAAAGATAACCACCGGAGACCCGTTCGCCGACTCTATTAAATCATCCAGCGCGTTAAGCTTTTCGTCATGAATATGCCTGACTGTACCGGCATCGGTATACACCGCGCCGCCGGCCATCTGCAACAGTTTATTAGCAAGTACGGCTGCGGTCGTTCCGTCAATGTCGCCGTCCTCATAGGATAGAATTGTTTCCTTTTCAAGTCGGCGGTACAACTCCGTAATTGTATCCGGCATTACAATTTTGTGTGTCACGTCAAGCCGTTCCGGCAGCCGTAAATAGTCGGCTGATTTCATCGATATACACAAACCGTCTAAACGTTTATAAATCTGGCTTTCAGCGCCGTCCTTTGGCTTCCAGGAATAAATGATATTCCCGTTTCGTTTATCCGGCGTGAAGTATTCATCCCTATAGGAACCTAATGTCCGGCCTAAAGCTTTTCCCGTATCCAGCAGATATACTTGCGGCCATAAGTCCATAAGGCCGTTAGGCGCCGGTGTCCCCGTAAGGCCGACAATCCTGTTTATGTATTTCCGTACTCGCCTTAATTCCCTGAACCGGATTGCTTTACTTGACTTAAAACTTGATAACTCATCAATGACAACCATATCGAAAGGCCACTGGCGTTTAAAGCGTTCTACTATCCATTCTGTATTTTCCCGGTTAATCACGTAAATATCGGCGTCTGCTGACAAAGCCGCGGCACGCTGTTCGGCATTCCCCAGCACAAGGCTTATTGTTAAGTTTCTCAGGTGGTCCCATTTGATAAGCTCTGTCGGCCAAACGTTTCTTGCGGGCATTAATGGCGCTATTATCAGAACCTTGCTAATACTGAAATAATCATTGATAAGCTCATCTATAGCCGTCAGGGTAATGACACTTTTCCCCATTCCCATGTCAAGCCATATGCCGATTGCCGGATTTTTTATAATTTTATCAATGCAATACTGTTGATAGTAATAGGGTTTGAACCGCATTCTCAAATTTCCTCATATCGTCTATAACCCAAACATTGCAGCCCATTTCGGCAAACTTCCGCCGAATCTTAATCTGACGTTGGCTTAACCCATCAAGTCTGCCGGGACGTTTAAACTCACAGAACACTATTTTAGGTCCCGGTAGAATGAATATCCGGTCTGGCACGCCTGGGCTGCCGGGCGATACCCACTTGAAAGCCAGTCCTTTCAAGCATTGGACATACTTACAGGCTGACGTCTCTAAAGTCTTTTCTAACAGAATAAAACGCTCCTTTCATCAAGGGTGACGGCCGGCGTCGGGCCCCACGCTAGTTATATATAAAACACTAAAAAAAAAAAATTACTTCCATGCGTAAGTAATGTAGGGGCCGACACCGGCTGACACCCTTACAAAATATGCTAAAATGAATAATTATTTTCTATAAGTTTTAAACCTTCAATGAAACGTCCGGATTTTGCCCTCCGCCGTGTAAATCCGGCATTTTCAACAGCGGTGTAAAAGTCAGATGAGCTTCTAGCATAGTCGCCAATATTGATGGCATACGCCCGATATGTTGAATATAGATCCCCTGATTTTTCTTTATACTTTTTATCCACTTCACAACATTCATCAAGGAAATGCTGGAACCAGTCATTAGCTTCCCTATAAGCTTCAACCGCGTCCTTAACACATTCAGGTGGCTTGATTATGTAGTTTTTAGCTATAACCTTTTCAGCGCCTTCGATAATCCATGAAAGCACAGCTTCTCCTGATGTATTGTATAAATAGTCGGCGTAGTTCTTTATATCTGAGCTGCTTTCGATTTTGGCGTTGAACGGTATTACTATAAGCCGCCGCCATGTACCAATATCCCTAGCGCCTACTTTCGGCAGATGGTTTGTATATAAAACTAGAGTATGGGTAGGGGTATAACTGAACGGGCTTTTAAACTTTTTTTCGGCGGTTATTTCATCAGTAGAGGCAAGCTGTTTAATGTTAGACGTGCTCAGGCGGTTGCCTTCTTCCAATTCAGCCGCTATTAAAAGCCTTTTCCCTTTGGCTTCCGCTAGCTCTGGTTTTACGTTGCGCCGGCTTGAAGTAGTAAGGATATCAGCGGACAAATTGCTGCTGTATGTGCCTAATACTCTTGAAATTGTGTTCCAAAACGTAGACTTCCCGTTACGACCGGTTCCGTATGCGATTATCAAAGCCTCAACATATACCTTTCCGATAGCCGCTAATCCGACTATTAGTTGAACATAATCAACTAACTCTTTGTTATTTTCAAAAAATAAGTCAATAGCTGATTTCCATTCGTCAGCGCCTTTATTTCCTGGAACCACTGATGTTACTTTGGTAATAAAATCTGAATAGTTATGCGATTGCAGGCCATTTAGTCCTAAACGCAAATCATATGTGCCTATTGGAGTGTTAAGTAAAAAGCAACCAGCATCAAAATCATTCGTTGTTATTAGAAGCTTTGGCTGCGCTTCCACTAAAGCTGATATTATATTGCTTGAATCTCTGCGTTTAATTGCAAATACTTTATATGCTTGCGCCGCTTTTAGGTAGTTATAAGAAGTCAACTGCTCTTTATTAAAGGTTGTGATAGCTTTTTTAAGACTATTATTCGCCAGTACATTAGCCCCATCGTTCTTTTCTAACTGTAATAATGCCTTTTCTATAGCTGTTTCAGCTTCTTCAAGCTGCCTGTCAGTTAACTCCTGTGCTACAGCATGTGATTTGGGTTTAGATTCCTCCCAAAACACGCCGTCATAACAAACATAATCCGTTGCAGGGGAATATCGCAGCTTTTCACCATATTCTCTGGCTAGTATTTCTGCTTGCCCAACGTCAGAATAGTCTCCAGGCTTCAACTTCATCTCTGAGTTGAATATCTCAGGCGGGATATAATCATCTTGTGCTTCAACTTTTTTCATTAGCTTTTTTGCGCTGTTATAAATAGTTGTCAGTTCAACTTCATCAAGTGGCGGTATACACTTTTCAGCTTCATTTTGAAATAACTTATACGCTTTTGGCGTATCCTTATAGCGTATTAATACCTTGCCGGCAAACAGCGATAAGGTGTTATTGCGCTGCCCTTCTGGTATATCTTTGCTTAACTCCCACGATTCATTTTTGATGAATAAATCACCGTCAAACAGTTTAACTTGTGGATCGCTTACGCCGTAAAAGAATCTAGCCGTGTCCTTTGCGCCTGTATCAAAATGCAATTCTGGATATTCATTGATGATAGACTTCTTTAATTCCGAATACTCCTGCTCATCCGAAATAGAGTTAATCATGAAATACACATGAAACTTAGGCCGAGGGCTTTTACCGTTTTTAGGTTTATTATGGTTAAGCGAATAACAAACATAAAAGCCAGTGCCAGGTAAAGCAACTTTTATAGTTTCTGGTGTTACCCATTCAGCAGGTTCATCCGAATGGTTATTATCACAATCAAACATAACGCAATCTGCGTTAATGAAGTTGTCCTTGCTTCTGCTAAAGTCTTTATATTCGGCGCAAACATGGTCATAAGCACAAGCCTTACGTAATTCATCAATGCTTGAGATTACAGTTTTAACTCCGTAATATGTATTTTTTGCGTTTCCCCTACAGCTTGCCGTGTATAAAGTAATATCTCTCAATACAAATCCTCCTTTGGCGTTACAACCCTGATGATTCCGGCGTTTTTAATCATTCGATTACAAATATTGCAAGGTATCGGTTCTTTATTGCTATCGTAAATATTCAAATACAGAGCTGCACCGGTCATATCCCTTCTGGCGGCGCTGATTATCGCGTTCTGTTCAGCGTGTACTGCTACACATAAGCCATATTTTGCCCTGTGAGTAGCCGCCGTTTCGTCAACAGGCTTATCGGCGATATCGCAATAGCATTCTCGCATGTCTAAACAATTGGGTTCGCCCCGAGGGGCGCCGTTATAGCCGGTCGCGATTATTTCATCGTTCTTGACTATAACGGCTCCGTATTTATGCTTAAGGCAAGTTGAACGAACAGCAACGGCCTTAGCGATATTCAGGTAATACTCGTCTTTACTTATTCTCATACGCCAGTACTTCCGAACGCCCCAACACCGCGTTTACTTACTTGTGGGTTTTTCGTGAAATCTGCTAAAATTACAGGCATAATCACAAGCTGGCCTATCCTGTCGCCTTCATTTATTACATATGGGATTTTTGACAGGTTGCTTATAATCGCGTGTATCTCGCCACGATATGAAGCGTCGATAGGCGGCAGTTCGCAGACAATCCCATGAAGGCTTAAACCTGAACGCGGGTAGATATACCCCGCGAACCCGTCCGGTATTTCAAGTCCAAATCCTAGAGGGATTTTTATAGTTTCTTGCGGATATACCGTAAAAGCCTTAGGTGAATACACATCTGCGCCGCAATCGTTATAATGAGCCCGGAATGGCTTCCGTTTTTCAGGAAGCCCATAGTCAATTAGCTTTATAAGCATAGCAAACCTCCGGAAAGTCTTTACTCAGTATGTACTCGGGGTTGTTCTTCTCAAGTGGGGCGCCGCAAGACATTTTCCCTTCTTTACATCCGCCCGTTGTACACCACGGGCCGCAATTATTGAAAAGCTCAGGATTTAAAGCCATTAATTCATTCCAAATTTTCAGCATAATATATCGGGTTTCGTCGGTATTACGCCGGCATACCCTTTGCGATATCATATGTTTCCACTGAAACGCATTAGCGCTGATTATCATGTTATTCCGCAAACAGTTTGGCATGGCGTAAGCGGCGCTGTCTTTACTTACCCCGCTGGCTATCATTTCCCTGTAAAGACGCAGATAATATCTGCTGCTCTTTAAATAATTGCTTACGCTCTCCTGTCCTTGCGCCAAAATCTCATATGGGACTACAAAATCGGCGTCGTCGGAGTAATCGCTGTATTGTAGTGAAGCGGAAATAAACTTGACGTCTATCTGATGCCTTGTCATCTGCATTAAAAATCGTCTTGACGCCCCGATAATGATGACATTTACAGTATTGAATTTTTGGATTGTAGAATGCGGCAGTTTTACCAGATATTCGACCAACTGTTTAGAATATGGCTTGTTGTACAGTTCCATAAAATCACTCATGTTTTTGATTTTATGCCCTCGTTGAGTTAACCGGGCAGCCGCAACCATCATATTGACGGATTCCTTTATCACTCCGGGATTGAGTACCTTAACTTCGATTCTATTCATTTCCGCATTCCTCGATATTTATCGCTTCAAGCAGTATCAAGTAGTTAATACTGTCTACTATTTTTTCCCTCGGTATATAATCGTCAGCTTCACAGAGGGTATATATAGAAACCAGGTGTTTCGTAAGCATGCCAAGTAACGCAACTTTGGAGTTGACGCCTAAAAATGCCCCTGCTCGTTTAAAGGATATTAGCCGGTTGCTTACAGGCGCATATTCTATACTTTTTACCTGTAAAACCTGTTTGCATTCATCTAACATGGTTTCAGTTATTTTATCAAATTCAGTATTAGTCATATTTTTACTCACTTTCTATAGTAATCGCATATAAAGCCATCTGCTTTAAGCGGAAGCCCTTGCGCCCATTCAAGCGGTTCGGACATAACTTGTAATATGTATTTAAGGGTTTCATCCGCTTTTCCTTCCTGAACCTCGCATATAAGTTCGTCATGAACATGAAAGACAACCGACGCCTCAAGTTTATACATTACGGTCGCTAGACAGTCCCTTGCTATTGCCTGGGTTATATTCTCCACCAGTTTAGCGCCGTACGTTTCGATTCTGCCCCATCCCCCTGATGTTTGAATAATGCCTTCATATGTTATCTGGTCATTTTTTATCGCAGGCTTGACGTAGCTTAAAGATCTGCCGTTAGGCAACTTAAGCCGCAATAACGGGCCATCTTTATAAAACTCTATCCCGAATTGCAGCTTAATAGTTGAACCCGTTGAGATTGTCCTTCTTGCGGCGCGGTCTAAGTCATACCAGAATCGTACTATTGCTGGATTAGCCGAACGCCATGCATAGACAAGCGGCTTCAATTCTGGTTGCGTCAAACCCATATTAAGGGCGCCCATATTTATCAGAGCGCCCTCGCTCCCTCCGTAACCTAAAGCCAGCTCCGCTATTTTGCCTTTCTGCCTGATGGGGTCGTCTTTAGTAACGCTTCCAGAGGGTAGGTTAAACATGCGTTCGGCGCTTGCTTCATATATTTTACCGTGAGTTTCGAAAACTTTAAGCCGCCAGTTTTCACCGGAAAGCCAGGCAATAATTCTCGCTTCTATAGCCGAAAAGTCGGCTACCACAAACTTATAGCCTGGTTTTGGGATAAACGCTGTGCGTATTAACTGTGACAAAATATCGGCGGAGTTGTCGTACAAAAGTTCTGTTGATTCTAAATCGTTTTCAGCGACAAGCTGCCGCGCTAGGTCTAAATCTGATATCTTGCTCTGCGGAAGGTTCTGCATTTGTACAAGCCGGCCTGCCCAGCGGCCTGTACGGTTCGCCCCGTAAAACTGCGTCAAACCCCTGATTCGGTTATCATTACAGGCTGTCCGCAGAATCGCGTTGTACTTCTCAGTTGAGGTTTTGGAGAGACCGGCGCGAATATCAAGCATGGCGTCAACTTCTTCATTATTAACGGCGGCTTTGACTTCATTTATCTTGTCTTTCCGTAAACTTTCTACAGCAACGCCGCTTTTGTCCTCAATCCAATCCTTTACCTGCGCAGCGCTATTGGGGTTATCCAATCCCGTTAAGTCTTTCGCGGTCGTTAAAAGGCATGATTTTAAAACGCCGTCCATTTCGACGGCGTTCTTAACAAAATCAATGTCAGCCATAACGCCTCTGTCGTTTATACTCTGGTCCATGAACCATAATAGTTTTTCTAAAGGCGAGACCTTAAACCGAGATAATTTTATTCGTATTTCCCTTTCAGATTCGACGTCAACGCGGTTATAATCTTTAAATAACTCCCACCGCCTTAAATCGTCCTCGGGTAAATGCCGGCCGGTCTTTCCCGGAATGCAAAAATAGCTGACTAGGCTTTTACCTATCTTTAACTTTTGCTTATCCTCCAGCAGCGACAGCACTTTCCCAACATCGGCTAAACGTTTAGGCAAACCAAGTTCGGCCGCCATAACCGCCGTACATTCCCACTGGCGTATGTCAAGCTTGTCGTATCCCCGTTTTGTGAGATACGCGTTGAGGCATGTCCTTTCAAAGGCTGCGTTATAGGCTGTCTTAATCACTAATTGATGGTATAAAGCGTTTATTACATCAGCGGGTAACTGTTCGCCCCGCTTAAGGTCAATTACTCGTACCGGGGCGTCTTCATATGCGTACCCGAACAGTAGAATCTCAAACTCTGGGTCTTCCGCATATTTATATACCCCGCATTTTTGTAGGTTAACTGGTGAATAAGTTTCGATGTCAACGCTCATTAGCATGACAGCAAAACCTTTTCAGGTTCGGGCATTTCATAGACTCCTTTGTATAAAAAGGGGCGGTGTTTAACCGCCCCGTCATCATTAATCCAACAAATCGGTTTCCGGGTCCCCAAAATCGTCGTCCCAGTCAGTGTCAGTTACAACACCGCCTGTGAGCGGTTCGCCGTCGTGCAATTTCATAATGCCGTTTAAGCCTGCTGTTACGCCTTTATTACCAGCGTTATCATATACATAAAAGTTAATAATAGCCTTACCGTAGCATCCGGACCATAACTCTCTTTCATCCGTTACAGGGGTTTTATCCGCGTAAACAATTATAGGCTGCTTGTCCGAGCTAACCGTTATTACATAACATCCGGTGCATTCAGTACCGAAGTCTCCCCCGGTCGGCCGTTCGTCGTCTCCGTCATGCATTGTTGTTTTCAAGTCTTTCGGTAGCTTTTTACCTTTTAACGTATAAGCGGCTTTGGCTGCAAAGATAGCATTTTCAATTTTGCTTAACGTAGCCCCGTCGGTTTTCGGAATTAAAAGGGTTACGCTATATTTAAGTTTGTCGCTTCCTTGTTGCGCTTTAGGCGTAAATAGGTTACAATAACTAAAGCGCACTTTGCCTGTTGTTATTTGAGTATCAGGCATAGGTTAATCATCTCCAAACTGCGCTAGTAAAGCCTCGGCCGGATTTATCGCTGGCCTTTTGTCGCGTTGCAGCGCGAGCGTCGGCTTTCCGGCGGGCTTTATTATTAAATTTTTCAAAATATTTCCCACCTCATTTTTACCAAATTGTTTTTCGAGTTCCGTAAGCGTCATCAGTTTTTCTTCAAACAGTAACGCCTTGTCGTATCCTGCTTTTATCATAGCTTGTACAACATCTGCTTCACTTATATATTTACGGATACTCCGGCCTTCGACTAACTTCCAGCCGGATATTTTTATGCCTTTAAGCAGCGTATTTGTAACAAGATTTCTTAAATCCTCAAGCCATGATTCAATGTCTGCCGCTTCAAGGAGTATACCCCCGGCATGTTCTGGAGTTATAAGTCTTAAATCCTGATTATCGTCAAACAACGCGAGGTTAGCGTTAGCCCGGGCTTTGCATTGTTCTTTTGCCTTACAGAACCGGCATGTCTCGGCGCTTGGCATAAATTTGCCTTTACCTAAGTATGCTTGTTCAGCTCTGGGCATAACGTAATGATTGGCCCATCCGAGTAATTCAGTAACGGATAACGTGTATTCACTGACGCCATTTTCAATTCTTGGTTGGAATATCGACATTACGACTTTATCAAAATCATATATCGAACCGAACGCTTCTATCGCCCCAAGAGCATATAACATCATCTGCGGATTCTCATATGCGTCTACGAGATGACCTTTACCATACTTAAAATCAATTATTTCAAGCCTGTCGTCGGATACGATAACGCAATCAACCGTTCCGAACCCTTCTTTTACCCATCTTGAATAATCAAGTTTAGCTTCAATTAACAATTCTGCGTAAGGCGTGAGCTTATTTGCGATAAACTCTATGTAAGCGTCAGTGTATTCGTTCATTTCAGTAGGTACAACTTCGGTTTTTACCCATTCATCAAAGAAATTTTCCCTTGCCTTTACCTCTGCTATCCGGTGGGCTCGTTCGCCCTCTTTAGCGTATTCGCTTTGTATGTCGGGAAATCGTTCTTCGAGTCTTGCGCTGGGTGTACACACTAACCAGCGGTGTGCTTTACTGGCGGAAAGCAGCGCATGATTACGCATTCAATAGAGCTTGTTTTAATAACGGATAATCTGATTCCTTGACGCCAGACAACTTTTCAGTGCCGAACCGGTTGAATATCCCTTTTACAATATCTTGCTTGCCAGCCCTGGATAGCTTTAACGCGTATTTCCGCAGCTCATCTTTCGTAACAACTTCTTCCGTGGGCTTATCCTCAGTATTTTCCGGTACAGTTTGAGCCGTATTTGCTGGCGTATTCTCGCCGATTAATCCACTCAAAAGCTGGATAACCTTTGGAGTAAATTCTAAATCTAATGTAATCCTGTTCATTTGATCCTCCTGATTTTTTCTGATATTTGTTCTTGTTCCGGCGGTCCATCTCTAATATTGCTTGCTGTCGTTTTCGATAGGTACTCTTGAAGTTCGACTATGTCAAACATCAGCTTTTTCCCAGCAACGCCTACAAACAAGCATGGATACTCATGTGCTTTCGCCCCACGGCGCAGTTCCGTTACAGATAAACCAGTTTGCATTGCCGCATTTTTAACATTTACAAGTAACCCCACGTGTCACCTCCCTTCACTCGAATTACTGTTCGAACCGAACACTATTAATTATAAACCAATAAATGGTAATGTCAAATATTTCGCTCGCGGATAGATGTATTTTGTCTTTTCATCTTATAAATTTCGAGTTTCATAGAGAATGATATCTTATTATAAAATTAAATAACTTATTATATTGTTTCATAACTGTATATATCGTGTTAAAAACTTTGTCGAGAGAAAATTTAATGTCGAAATAAAATAGCCACCCAGATGGATGGCTATTGAAATTTTGACTTACCTCAACCTCTGACGATCTCTTTGAGCTGCGTCGGGCCTTGTAACGGCTTGAATATGTAGACATAAGCCTTAAATGGCACAGGATTAGGAACTACCGGGGTTGCTGTTGTTGTAAAACGGTAATTTGTTCCGGCAACAACCTGAGTCGCCACAAGTGTCGGCTTATAACTTACACCGACAAGCCCGTTCATGGCTTCATTAAACACTTTAAGGTCTTCGTCGGTTACGGATCTGTCAGCGGAATATCCGCCTGCTAAATTCACTGGATTATTAAAATTGATAGTAACTGTTTTGGTCGCTTCGTTCCAATCAACCTTCGCTCCTAGCTGTTCAGACACATAACGGACAGGTACGAAGAGGCGATCCTTGACGAGTACGGCTGTACCCATATCATTTGGCAATGGCTGATTAAGGGCAATACTTAGCGATTTGCCGTCAAGATAGATAAAATCTGTCTTTATATCATCTTGCCAATTTACACTTGCTCCAAAGGCTTCAGCAATAAAACGGATGGGTACCATCGTGCGGTTAGTGCTTGAGTCTATGTATGGTGCGACGTCAAAATCTGCCTGAACACCATTTTTCGTATATACCTTGCTGTCTATCGACAGAATTACAGTCATCTTTGACGGAGATATTGGAGGTGTCAGGGTTGGCGTAACTATAGTTGGTGGTTCAGCAGGATATGTTCTGTATCCTCCACTGTTATATTGTGGTGTTAGCGTTGGCATGGTCGTCTTAGTCGGCAAAGCAGTGGATAATGGTGTCGCAGTGGCTGATGGCGAAGGTGTAGTAGTGGCCGATGGTGATGGTGTCGCAGTGGCTGATGGCGAAGGTGTAGTAGTGGCCGATGGTGATGGTGTCGCAATGGCTGATGGCGAAGGTGTAGTAGTGGCCGATGGTGTCGCAATGGCCGATGGTGATGGTGTCGCAATGGCTGATGGCGAAGGTGTCACAGTGACTGAAGGTGATGGTGCCGCAGTGGCTGATGGCGATGGTGTCGCAATGGCCGATGGCGAAGGTATCACAGTGACTGAAGGTGATGGTGTCGCAGTGGCTGATGGCGAAGGTGTCGTAGTGGCTGATGGCGATGGTGTCGTAGTGGCCGATGGCGATGGTGTCAAAGTTTCTGTTAAACGTTTTATTATTATCGTATAAATCATTCGAACGTCATTTGCTGCTGTAACAGTGATTTCAAAACGGTTTTCACCTACAACAAGCGTTTTTATACCTATCCCAGTAACCTTCGCACTTGAATCCGTTGATGTTGCGTTGATAGTAATTTCTGATAAACTATTTGGAACACTGGCTGTATAATTGGTAATATAAGGATTAAAATCTGGAAATAGCGTTCCTTTATTAATAGTCAGGCTTAAAAGTGTCGCATTACTTTCGACCGGTTCGTCTATTATTTTCCCGTCTGCTTTAATAATAAGGTTTAGTAAACCATCCGCTTCCATAACAGTAACTGTTATATCACTTTGACTCGAAATATTATTTATTTCTTTTTCCCAACTAGAACTATCACTCAGAACATGGAGTGATAGTTCATTTGCGCCGATTATCTTCACTCCATTTTCTATCTCTTGTGTCCTAACCGGACTAGATGCTATACCATTTATAGATATTTCATTGAAATTTTTTGCGATTTGATTGTCATGAGAATAGATTATGCTAAATGGTACTTCTTCCCCTTGGGAATCGATAATCGCATAAGTGTCATTTATATTATTATCTGATACACTTATTCGACGTGATATTTTTCCTGGAGCAGTAACATCGATCTGTGTATTACAGGCTAGCATAGTAGTTCTAGTTGCTTCATTATTCTCAGCAGTGACTATGTATTCAGTATAAGGAATATACATAGATACATACTCTTTTGTATCATTCGTAATGCCTTCTTTTGCTAAATCATAAACAGTAATCGGATATATATTATCAATAGAAGACTCTGACAAATATCCGTCACTATAGATTGCACTTCTACCTGTAGAATTTATAATTGAAAAGTTAGGGTTGTCTGAAGTTAATAACACAAAATTTTCATTCTCAGATTCAATTCTTAGATTTCGGCTTTCATTTACTGTTGAAATATAATTAAAACATTGCTCAAAATCTTCTCTATATGTTATTTCACTATCGGGTATATTTGTACCCCATGTTAAATTGTCAAAAAAAGTATATTCCCATTCCCAACTATCGCCAATTCTGTTTATTGTTAAATAACATTCGTCCATTGGGTGATTTACATCATAAACATATATACGACTTCCAGTAGAATAATTAACAACTCTTAAAGCTAATATACTATGATGTTTTATTTTTCCTTTTGTATCCTTACCGCTAACGCCTATTACTATAGGGTTATTACCGGTTTGTTGATAATTGTTTGTTTTTTCATAAATTTCTTCAATTTTATTTTTATTGTTGGTATCCTGTCTTATATATTTAACATCCAATTGGGTTAAATGCATAATATTTAATAACTCTTCGAGATTATCTATTATAAATTTATTACTGGTGCTACTTAGATTAAGATCACTTATATACTTCGCTGTTTTATTTTCACTATTTTTACCGCTAATCAAATAACTATTAATTATATCGTTGTTTTCTTTGAAATATACATCAGTAATACACATACCCCAACAAAAATTGACAAGCGTATTCGTCAATGAAAGCCATCTTGCAAAAACAGTATCTCCCCATAAATAAGTATAATAATCATACTTAATATCAGGATGCGTTGGATTTATAAAAGAAAATCTGTCCGCATTTGTGTTAAAAGTGTATGTATTGTTGTTAATAATATAATTACTAGCTTTTGCCTCAAGAAAGATAAATAAAGCTCCTATTTTTCTTGCATCTTTTTTAGGATTAATTATATTATCAACAGAATCCGGGGCTTTTATATTTTGCGATTCATAATAATTATTTCCTGGTTCAATTGTTCCAGCATGTAACCTAATAGTTGTGAAAGTCTCATTTGATGGAACCATTACTTTAGCATCCATTGATAAATCTAAATTGTTTATTTTTTTGACGAAACAATTGTTTCCGAATTTATCTATTGATGGATTACTGATGGTAATATCGAGTGGAATTTGAGTATTGAATTCATTATTTTCATAAATGGGATTCATGTTAATTTCGATAGACAAAATCGGAATTATATAGTTAAACTCCTGCTTTATATCATCCATAAAAGCTTCTACTTTAATCTCAAGATAATCCGTATCTGTTGGTATGTCTGATGCAGTTGCTTCTATAGGTCCAATTATTCCACTTTCATTATAATGTAAACCGTTAAGAAATATTTTATTTAAACTGACTTCCTGAACGCCATCATCCTGAAATAAAACATTATTTGATGAACTTATCTTAATATATACAGTTTGAGCTACTGCTTTATCTTTCTCATTTTGCGTCGGGATATCAGATAAATTCTTTCCTACATTTTTATAATTAATGTATAAATCAGTTTTTATTTCTAATAAAGTATTATCAGCCTTTTTTATATAGTTGATTTCTGTATTATCAGAAAACTCCATTTCAAGCCATGGTTGCGCATCAACAACTACAATTTCTACGCTATCTTCTAATCCATCCACAGTTGATGCTGATATAATCGTTTTACCAGGTTTTAACGCTTCTACCAAAGCTCTAGGTTCATTTACAGTAGTGAGTAATTCGACATTATCATTACTTTTTGTCCATGTTATTCCAGATTGATCAGTAAGCGGCTGATTATTATCGTCGTAAATAGTTGCATAAAGGTTAATGTCTTCTCCTGTTTTTAAAGGATCAATATCTTTTGGCAAAATCTCAATTCTTTTGTTACCAATTACCTCAATTCTAATGCTACCACTTAACCCATCCGTGTTTATAGCAGTGATGGCCACCTGCCCCTCTTTAAGCCCGGTGACCTCAATAGAACAAATACCGTAATCCGCTAATAACTCGTATGAAACAATTGAAGGATCTGAAACAGTCCATGTCACATTCTCTTGAAGGTCAAATGGGGCATTGCCATTTTCGTCATAAATTGTTGCTGTTAAGGCCAGTTTGTCATTGACTTTAATTTGACCGTTTAAATCGGTGCCATCAGTTGAGATTTTAAGGCTCCCCTGTTGTGAAGAACTTTTTGTAAAATATGGTAAGCCATTATTAATTGCAGAATCAATCGCCCAAGTGTTTTGAAAGTCCCACCCAATGTTCTCGTATGTGCTTCGCTGTCTGGACTCAGACACTGATATCCTTCCGTTTGAATCATCAGATGTATTAACTGCTTGTAGCTGTGTACTAGAAAGAGCAAGACAGTTTGCTTTATTTTGAAATGATGTAACTCCTATCATCCATGCTGTTGTTTCATAACCGAGTGCGCGAATCGGACTCGATAATACAACACAATTCTTAATCTGAACTGTCGGATCATCTGGAACTATCCCACCTGAAATGGTACCTATGCTAAACGATGTATTTGGGTTTGATGAACAAGTAATACTTCCTGTTGTATAGCAATTAGAAATTCTACCCCCATGCGACAATGTGCCAACTATTCCACCAGATTTTGTTCTTGTATTATATATAACTCGTCCAGTTGAATAATTTGAAATATTACCTGTATTATACGAATTGCTTATATTTACACCATTTTCTGCAAATCCTATTATTCCACCAGCGGCAGTATGTGGCGCTGGATCTTCAAAGGTGTTATTCACCGAAACATTACCTGTATTATAACTATACTCAATAAATGGTAGGCTTCCAGTTGCTGCTGAACCTACTATACCTCCTGCTATTCGATATGCTGAAACGCTTCCTGTATTATAGCAATAGCTTATTTGAACATAACCATTAATGGTTGAACAAATACCTCCATTGCTAGATGCGTCGGCTGTATTTCTTGCGTTAAAACTATTTGTTATCTCACTTTCACTATATGCTGTTTGAATTAAATTTCCAGTTCCTCCTATTAAACCGACATTTTTAACTGATGCGCCTCTTATGCTCCTAAATAACGCTCTAGGTAACCCCTGTATTATATATCCCTGTCCATCAAAAGAGCCAGTGAAGTTATCAATAGGGATCCAATCACCAATTCCTGTATAATCAATATCATTTACAAGTCTGTATGATGCACTCAAATCATTTATTATTTCATTTAACTCTTGAGCATTATGTATTAGTATAGCATTCGGGTCAGGTGGATCTATTGGTGCTATGAAATTACCTGATGAAGCTGATGTCGCTAATGGCATTACCAATGCACTTAACGCACTTGGGCTTGTTGTTTCATCGTTAATTACAACAGTGTCATTCTCACTTTCCGCATAGACCGTCTGTCTTTGCCCCGGCACGAATCCCGTCAATATAATAATGACGGCAAGGAGCACGCTGATTACTTTTTTTCTCATTGAGTAAATCTCCTCTCATTGGTTTTATGGAATCAAAAGTGAGCAGTTTGTATCCTAATGTAGTTTTATTACTCACTATCCTTAATTATAGCATTTTCACCATATTTTAACAAATTAATAATTTTACTTTTTTTCTTACTATTCGTTATATATTCAAAACATTTATGGTTATATATAAACCATTTTAGCTTATATATAACAAATTGTCCATATAAAGGCTAAAATTATTTTTATATAGTCAATAAATATATTTAGCCTGTGATAGTCTTAAATTAGCCATTTAGACGTCAAGGAGGCTAAATTCTATGGACACGAGATTTGCAGTTCAGCGAAGAATCATTGAACTATGTAATTCTAGGCGATGGGCATTCCATGCGCTCGCTAATTATTCTGGAATACCGTCATCAACACTTAAAAATATAATTAATGGCGATAGCAGGAATCCTGGAATCGTTACTATAAAGAAAATCTGTGATGGGTTAGGTGTCTCATTATATGAATTTTTCGATACAGAAGAATTCCATAGTATGGAACAAGAGATAGAATAGAACAATATAGTTGTTTTGTTTCGAACTTTTTGAACTTTAATTGTTAACGCAAGAAAAGTATATGACGCCGTAAAAATAAGCCAGCGCGTTAAGCGCTGGCTATTATAAAATCCATTGGTAACTGTTTTAATATGCTCATATACATTGCTACTTGAAAATTTTCATCTTTACTAATTTCTTCAAGATAGTAATATTTCTCATCAACATCAAGAACGAACTGATTTGGTAAAATGTATTTAATTTTAAACTTTTTTGAATATTCATAATTTTGATTTCTTACGCACTCGCCGATATCAGCAGAGAAAAAATACTCAGTTTTATCTGTAGTTGCTTCTTCAGTCAATTCATATTCATATTTTATTTCTTCAAATAGATAAATATAGCTGCGTAAAAAAGTCTTTTCAAACATATCAACAGATTTTATCTCGTTTGCAAACGCAACGTTTTCTACAAAATAATCAAAATTAAGTGGCATGTCGCATTCGAAGTCTTTAATATGAATATTCTTTAATAAATACTGCACTAGCGTCACTCGCTTTCAAATTATATTTAGCTAGCTTGCTAAATACTTGCGCGTACGCGTAAAGCTTGCTCACACGCGACATATTCGCGCTAAGCTTAACTATGCATATATTTTATCGCGTTTAGTAAAATACGTATGCTGACGTTTCAAACGAGTTTTCGAATAATTTCTATGCACTTTTAAATTAACGTTTATTACTAAAATCACTTTCAGCTAAATATTTTATAACTGCTTGCAGATAATATATTTTGGGGTTATTAAAATAAAAAGCAAAGCATATAACGAACTCAATTCTATGGGCCATAATTATTTTATTAAATACTATAACACTTTCAAAACAAAAAGTGTTGACGAATGTATAACTTCAATTGAGAAGCCGCAAGCGACAGACCGTCAACGCGTACTGGGTGCAAAACGAATATTCAACGAGGATTTGCACAGAGAAGCTCTTGCAATAATTGCACTAACAGGGAAAGCCGATACAGGGAACAAGCAGCTAAATTGTTTGCTGAGGAATACAATGACTAGATAGCCCCTTTGTGAGCTATTTTTTTCAAATTCAAATATCCCTTACCACCTCTGATCTATCAAATTCTGGCACCCTCCACTCACAAACTCTGGGAACATGCCAAAACCATCCTAATCCAACAGCTTCTTTTTGTGCCCACAAGAAATCCGGCTCACAAAGTCTTTCATCGTTAGGGCTATCTGTTATTTGAAGTTTAGCGCCTTGGGACAGAACTACACGGTTATCAGGTAAATGAAAATCAGTTTCTATGATATATGGTAAACCAAAATAATTTACCCACATCAAATCCCTTATACGGCTAAATACATTTCCTGAACTCCTCGCCCTAACATATTCTGGATATTTACACTTTTTATACTGTATTTTACCGTTTTTACTGTCAAAGGGAAATGGATACATTGGAGCATATATTTCATTGGTTATATAACCGTATACACTTTTCGACCATTCAAAAAGCTTATCGCCTAATGAAATCAACTTATCTGTATCGTAATTATTAGGTACTGTCAACCATAAGGTAATTCCGCAAACAAATTGAGATCCTGGATGAGCCTTGGTTGTCCAATCAACCATACCAGAGAATCTAATTGGATTTTTCCCTCTAAACATAATGCCATGTCCCATATGAACCCACATTTTCAAAAAAGCGTCTTTTGTAAACTCATATCTTATCGGTTCATAGCGATTGATTTTTTCAATCTCTAAACCCTCAGAAGATAGAATTTCTAGTAAGTCGATACCGAATGATATATCACTATAATTTTTAAAAGATTCAAAATGAAATTTAATTTTCATCATATTTCGTCACAGCCTTTAAAATATTTCATAAAGCTAATTATACATCTGATTTGGATGTTTTGAGTATCATTGTAATATTAAAAGATGCCCCATTGTTCAGACAACAAGAATTGGCTTATCCCTTGAATAAGGGACAAACAAGGGACAAATCGAAAAAACAGCCTCAAAAAACGCTGATATATCAACGTTTTAACAAAAAAAACCTGGACTCATGGGGGGATGAGACCAGGCTTGAGGGGGGATATTAAATGTTCCTTAAAAGAATTAAGGATACACTATAATAATTTCCAATTATATAAAATTTATACCTNATATATCCCCTATATAGAAAATATTTTATGCTATCAGCTCAATCAGATACGGAATTGCCCTTTCAAAACATACTCCATAACGTATTTCCTGTCCCGCTTCTTCGGTAAGTGTAATGCAGCGATGTGTATATTTGACCGCAATCTCCATAGCCTTCTCTAACGTTCTTCCAGACAGAAGACCTGATAACAGCGAACTGCCAAATACATCGCCGGTTCCATGAA